ATGCTGAAAAAGAATACAGATTATTATCTAACGTTACATTGGATAAGCTGGATAATAACGAGTATTACGGAGTAGGCTTTATTCAAGCAGTCGAAATTGGAAACGAGAGCAATATCACAAGTGATGTTTCATTCACAACTGAATATGGCGGAGTTGCAAAGATTACAAATGATGTTGATATAACTGGTGGAGCGGATGACGAAAACGACAGTCTTTACAGGGCGAGATTAAAAAGAAAGCAGGCTATTGAACAAACTGCGACACATTCGGCGTTGTATAACGGACTTATGGCATTAGAAAACGTAAAGAATGTATTGATATTAGATCCTGAAACAGAGCCAGCAACAGAAGCTGGAACCATCAAAATATTTCTCGAAGGAACTCCTGATGACAAGATTTTTGAAACTATATTGGATTTGAAAGCTGATGGGATATTGACACTTGCAGATTCTAACGCACAGACTTTTGAAAAGAAACTGAAAAGAGATGTGTTTGAGAGAAAAATAATCTATAACATTATCAAATACAGCACGTTATTAATCAAAGTGGAAGTTTTAGAAGTGAAGAACTCCGATGAAAAAGATAATCGTTGGACGCAACAAATAAAGAAAGAAATATTAAACTATATAAATAATCTTAAAACAGGGGAATCTATTAGTTATTTAAAAACGTATTCAGAAATTTTAGGAATTGATGATATAAGAAAAATTAATCTAAAAATGGGATTAACAGAATCCAGTGTTATGATTCAAAATTTTGATAAAGTTTTCGATGTTCCTGTGGGCCAAAAATTTCAAATAAACGAAAATAACATCGAGGTGCTTTATGTATAAAAATAGCAAAGAATATACAGACGAAATAATCAGTAAGTTTCCGCATATGTATAAAAGGAATAGGGAGAGTAACAATTATTTTTTGCTGGAGCTTTATCTTGAAGAAATAAGACAAGTGAGCAAAGGAATTTATGAGTTGCTAAAGTCTCTGGATATTATGAAGGCGACTGGGTATGTTTTGGATAAGTTTGGTACATCGTTTAACTTAAAAAGAAATGCAAGAGAAAATGATGAAGAGTATAGAAAAAGAATACTTGCAGAAATATCAAGAAAAAGTAGAAATGCAACTTTTGAAACAATAATAAATGTATTAAAAATCATAATTGAAAATTATGAGCAGAATATATTTATTTTTAAAGAAGGAATTGTAAAAACTAATAATAAAGATATTGATTTCAATGTGAAAAATGGAAGTTTTAAAGGAAATTCTGAAACACAATTTTACAAAGAAAAAGCTGGCAGTATTTATATAGTTTTGAATAAAAGATTGCCAACACATGTTAAAAAAAGTGTTTTAAATATTTTGCTTGAAATAAGGGCGAAAGGGGTTGAAATAACGATTGATTTTAAATACAGGGTGCAGACAGCAAATTATATTTCGAACGGAGCATTTATAGGATTGAAAAGAATGTTGAACACTGAGGATAGTTTTTATGATGAAATTTTGCAGCAAAAAAATTATGAAAGTAATTTGGCTAGAATGAATGTAATTACACAGGAAGGGGTAAGATAGATGTTAAAAAAGATAAAGGACTGGATAGGATCTAATCTAGATGTTTACAAAGTTGAAAATGCAAGTGATGTTGGAGCAGGATTAGTGAGACACATTTGGAAAGGCGAAGAGACTGCAAGTCAAATTGGAACAACCTTAACAGCTCAAATCATGAATGATTTGCAAAAAGGGTTAGTGCATTCATTAAACGCAACTAGAACGGTAGGAATAAATAAAGATATTTATGAAGTGGCGTTAAGCGGAATTGAAGAATTTGGAGTGTTTGATGGATTAAAATTATTGGTTAGAATTGATGGGGAAAATCAATTTGAGGATGTGTTTTTAAAATTAGGTGGGACAGAATACCAAATTCATCAATTAAAGAATGGTTTGTCAGATAAAGTTGATAAGGGGATTTTAAAAGATAAAAAGGAATATTTATTGAACTTTAAGAATAATTCTTTTGTCTTGTCAGATAGTACTTTATACGGATTACAAAAAAGCACAGCCCTTGAAGGTAACCGCCTAGCCGAAATAATAGGACTAGAATTTGGTGGAAATATGCAGGACGTGGGTAACAAAACTAAAGGTAAGTTCTATTACGACAACGTAACTAAGTTCTATTATGAGTGCATAGTAGATACGAATTTGACATATAATGAAAGTTCGAAATTTAGGGCTATTTCTAATAAGCCACTTTCGGACAAAGTGGAAAATTTAATCAAAATTAAAAGTTACACTGTAACAACTTTAGATTATATGGATATAAATTCTGGAACATTGGTTATTGCGGAAAAAAGAATAGATAATTTTAAAAATAAAATTGGAATTCCGTTAAACTCTACTATAGTATCCGTAAGTGCTGCACAAAGTTCTGGATACTGTGAGTACTGCACATATAATTACGAATCAGACACGGCTCATGTTGGGCATATTGTTCCAAAAAATAACCCGAGGCTAGCTGTTATAAATGTTGCGTATATTTAATAACAATAAGAGATAGTGCGAAGAAAATTGGAAAGTTAGCATAGAATAAAAAATAAAGAAATGGAGTGATAAAAATGACAATAGTTTATATTTATGAAGCGAATTCGTTGGAGTGTATAGCACGACCAACCATTACTACAATAGAGGAATTTAAAGAAAAAACAAATTTATTTTATCCGCTTTGGGATGGAAAAACAATGAAATTCTCTGAGACATTATTAAATAATCCGATTGTTGATTTAAAAACTGGGGAACTTAGAGAAATGACTGAAATTGAAAAAGTGAAAAGTGGGAAGATAATTTTACAAGATGGAAGTTATTTGGATGAGGTTAATGAAACAATCGTGACTATTGCAAAACCAAACGATTGGAGTGTATGGGATAAAAATTCTCACGCTTGGAAAGTTGACAATGATTTATTGAATGCGAAATTAAAAGAGTTAAGGGAAAAAGCATTAAAAGACTTAGCAGAAGCTAAATCAAACTTTTTGAATCAGCCGCTTGAAATTGAAAAAGCTGGTAAAAAATACACATTTGAGAACAACGGAAGAAATAGAAACAGTTTGTCACTAAAGATGTCGTTAATGTGGACTTTGGAACAAGATAAAATTGAGAAAGTAAAAGTGCAAAATGAAAAAGGACTTGTCGAATTTATAGAACTGAATAGCGCTGAATTAAAAGTTTTGGCTAAAAAGATTCAGGACATTTTAGAAATTGCTGACATGGCAGAGCAAATGGCAGTAGTTGGAATTAGTCGATATAATATCGAGCAAATGTCGGAACTTAATGTAAGTGATTTTTTTCAAAATTAATCAAGAGGAGAAATTATGGAATTAGAAAAAGACAAGCTATACATTAGTTTCCACAAGCCCAAAAGTATTATAGGCTTTCTGATAACTTTAAGAACATTAGGGAAGTATTCTCATTGCGAATTCGTTCATAATGACTATGTGTATCTAAGTAATCCTGGTGGCGTAAGGATAAAACCTTTCGTTTATAAAGAAAACATGGATATTTTTGAACTGGATAGTCATATTGAAATTCCAGTTGTGCTAGAAGAGTTTAAGAAACTAAAGGGCAAAGGATACGACTACGGTGCAATTTTCTTCAGTCAGTTGCTTGAATTAGGAATTGAGCATAAGGACAAATATTTTTGTTCGGAATTATGCATACATCTAATTAACAAAGGGCTGGATGAAAGTTTGACATATAATTTAAAGACTTTAAAGGCTAATCAATTCAGTCCTGCAAAGTTGTATAAATATTTAAAAGATACGGAATTATTAGGAAGAAAGGTGGAATAAAAAATGGATAGATTTGAAAGAATATTTGACTATTTATTAAGAGTCGAAGGCGGATATTCAAACGATGAAAACGATAAAGGAGGTAAAACTAAGTATGGAATAATCGAAGAAGAAGCAAGAGACTTTGGATATAAAGGAAATATGCAAGATTTAACAAAGGATTTTGCCAGAAATATTTATCTAAAAAAATACTATCTTGGGAATAAATTAGATAAAGTTGTAAATGATAAAGTAGCACTATCTATATGCGATTGGGCAGTAAATAGTGGTAGAAATGGAACAAAAAATGTACAGATTGCTATAAATCAATTGACAAATGCAAATCTTGATGTGGACGGAATAATCGGAAACAAAACATTAGATGCATTAAATGCAGTAGATTCTGAAAAATTTTTGGAAGTTTATCACAACTTGCAGAGAATTTATTACAGAAGTAAAGTTGAAGCTGACAAAACACAGGAAGATTTTTTGGCTGGCTGGCTAAATAGAATTCAAAGAAAGGAGGAATATTTGAAAGATTGGGATAAAGAAAATACACCAACAGAAAGTAAAAAATATTCTTTTGCCCAGTCAAGTCTAGACAAAATGGAAAAAGTACATCCGAAACTTGTTGAAGTTATGAAAGCTGCAATCGAAAACAGCCCATTTGATTTCAGAATTACGAGTGGAGCAAGAACAACGGAAGAACAAAAAGCATTATTTGCGTTAGGAAGGACTAAACCAGGGAAAATCGTAACATATACCAATGGTGTTACTTCAAAATCAAACCATCAAATCAAGTCTGATGGATTTGGGCATGCTGTTGACATATTTCCTTGTGGAGTTATAGAAAATGGCTTGCATAGAAAATTTACATCTGAAG